GTGCGGTTTCTTCAGCGTTGCGTAACCTTGGACAGCAGGTGTTTTGCCCTTGTATCCTGCTGCTTTACTCGCCTCGTCAACAGAACAGCCAGTAGTAAGTAGTATGTCCACCAGCTTACGCTGTCTCTCATTCAGCGAAGGACGTGCCTTCGGCAGCAGGGCATTTACGTTCTGTAATTTCGGCATAGCAATTGTCGGTTGTTGTGATTACTCGATAGAAACACATGGCGTTCTATGTGTCAAGCCACCAGCCATAACGTGTTGATTTCATTACAACCGAATTGCTACCAGTCGAAATTACACGACAGTAAATTCATATTAGATTAGTAGGAAGCTAAGACGAGCTTAGCTTTCTAGATAATCAAGCAGTTTTTGTCTCAAGGAGACATCTGTAAATCGACCAGTCTCACCTTCAAATCGAATACTGTCGTATTCGTTTTCGGTTACGCCTGATTCGATGTAAAACTGCTTGAGTGAATGACCTCGTTCTAATCGAATGTACTCAAACAGCCTCACATGTAGTTTATAGTAACCGACTTTCTTTGCTCTATCGTATCTAACTTCTATTACATTTATACCTGCCATTGTAGCCTCCATTATTTGTATTAAAATTAAACTGCGAATACCGCATAGCGACAATCCGATTATGTTGTCAAGGAGCAAAGCAAAGCGTACCTTGACAACAAATAATCGAGATTGTGCAGTATTCGGCAGAAGTTTAATTTTACCAATACAAATTAAATGGAAGGTTACCTATGCAGGAATATAAATAGTAGAAGTTACGATACATGGCAAAGAAAACTCGGTTGCATTACATGTGGCTGTACCTGAGTACATTCTAGATAGAACGAATGAACGATTAGCTAGTTTTACTTGAATCAAAACCGAATAGGATACGCTATGCGTATTCATTTGACGATGAGGCGACAGCGAAAAAGATTGACTCCCAATCATAATGCTTTTTGTCTATTGAGAAGTCTACTCGTAATGGATTACTCTGCTAACATCGTCAATGAGATTCTTATCCAAACACCTGAGAAGTTAGCTTTGGAGCTGTCTGCCTCATCGACATGCCCTTATCTGTATTGCTCTTTCAACTCTCTGAATATATCTAAGATTTGCATTCACTTTCCAAAACCCAGCTATTCTGTCGAGGGCAGAACTAGCCATCTTGTTTAGTCTGCTTTAGATAAAGACAGTTTCTGGTCCGAATGGTGAATACATCCTAAGAGCCAGTAGCGGCTCTCTTTTGCTCCTCTATAATTGAGCTTTGTCTAAAGCTGATATTGTGATAGCGAACAGCTTAAAGCCCACTTAGACATCATTCCTAACTTCGTATGCCACAGCCTCGTTCGGTCGTTTCAGCGAAGCTGTAACGAAAATAAGGATTTGTTGAGCCAGACTATCTCGAATGCCATAACTAACCTATTTGACCTCGATAAACCAGAGCATATTTATCTTTTATACCAATAATTTTCGTGGTGGCAGACATCCTCCTCTCGCATAAATGTCTTTATATTAACTTTTTTGCGGAGTATAGGTCAGTCGAATTTTCGGTGTCAAGGAGCACAGCGAACCATCCCTTGACACGAAAATGTCGCTGACCGCCTTCGGCCTCCGCAAGTTAATATAAACATTTATGGAGATTATTATGTCTACACCAGAAAATTATATAAAAGATAAAATATCCTCAATCGAGGATCAAATAGGAAGTTATGGCAATACTCGTTTGTCTGGCTCAAATCCTTATTTGACTGAGGCTGATGAGACAGCATACGAAGTTGGAATGATTGTCAAAGATGAACTTCAAGCTGTAATCACTCGCTATCACAATGCACAACATCAGCTAGACAAAGCAAATCAAATTCTAGAGGAGGCGAGGGCAAAGAGAGACCGCACAGGTTCTAACTCTGTATTCACTCAATCGGAACTAGAAACTATATCTAAAGCTAGACAAACTAAAGATGGAGTTCCTGCATTCCTCGAAAGAATATCTTGGAAAGTAAAAGCAAACCTTGATATCTTCGAGAGTTTCAATGAGCAATACAAAACAGATAAGGTGTCGATTGAGGCATACATTCCTAAAGCTAAGATATCTTCTCAAGCATTTGGTAAGAATCTAAACATTGACGCAATGTTAGCTGAGTAATCTTTACGAGTTAGCCTTCTCGACAAAAAGGCATTTATTTTTGTTCATCAATTTTTTCGTATCACCTTTGAAGGCCAAAAGGCAAAGGCCAAAGGCAAGGGGTCAGACAGGGGATAGCAAGTTCTTTCTTTTTTTTCTCTCCTTTTGGGCGAGAGAGAAAAAAAAACCAAGAACTTTTAATAATAGGAGTAATCAATATGAAGTATTATCAAGTAGTGTTAGACAACAATCGTAAAAAGTTTTTGTGGGCAAAGAGCAAAAAAGATGTGTTAGCTAAATGCCTCAAAGAATATCCAGAGGCAACAGTAACAGGAATATGGGTACAACAATAAATAAGATATGGATATTATAGAACAGATATGTTATAGTTTATAGAACAGAAGCGATGGTTAATTAACTTATGGGTTTTTCATTCCCTACTCCTATTGCTTCTGAAGGAGTTAGCTTTCTCCTTTAGACTTATGGTCAGAAGCCTTAAAGAGCAACGGAATCTTGAGTTGTGGAATAGGCAATGGATATTAAGCTATAAACAAAAAGCATGAATTGCCGAGCGTGGGTTTGAATCCCACTAGGTATAGATACAGGCTTGGTCATAGCATTGTTGATATCACAATCACTAGCGATAGTCTGTATCGCCCTCATAAATCTGGGGTGTACGATGTCCGAATGTAATGCCTACTTTGTAGCTCTATGCATGTCGGTTATGTCTGCCAGAGTGAGGTCTTGGTCTTGGTGTGGGAACTTGAAAGTACAGGAAATGAGAGCACCAGGCTTTTTAATTGTAACATGGTACTAACCAAACAAAACCCCGTCTAGGGTTCTCCTATTGTAAGTCCAATGAGCATACAGGTTATGGTGGAAGGTTAGCTAAGTCTATTCCAGTTCAAAGCCATGTTATTTTTTTGGAGATATTTATGGATCAACTATTTTTATTAACTGCTCTGCTAATACTATTGTCAGTATTACTCAGAGCCTAACCAATGAGGTGTAGTCATGGGAGCAAAAAATGATGTACGAATGGAATGGGGCGACAGATATGTTGAAGTCGCTGACACGATAGATACTATGCTTGAGATGGGTATTACCATTCCAACTGCAGCAATGTGGAAAAGCATGGATAGTGATAGTAAAAGTCTTTTTGTCCATGCACTTGCAACTAAGATAACTGATTTTGAAATCGAAAGGAGTAGTCAATGACAAGAAAAGATTATATAGCAATAGCAGATACTATTGTAAGAACAAGAATATATAACTCAGATAGTTATCCTCAATTTAAATCAGAATTATTACGTTTGTTTTATAGTGATAATTCAAACTTTGATGGTGATAGATTTGAGGAATATATAGATAAAAAAATATTACAACAACAGGAGCATATCAATGAGTAGTGAAAATGAAATAGTAACAAATGATGACCAGCAACTAGAATTAACTTCTGAAGAAGAACAACTACGTGAGTTTATCTTTCGTGTTGTCTGCTGTATAAATCAAATGAAAAATTTCCCTGAGAGTGACAGAAAACATATGACTCTTCGTGTCGACCATGTTGAGAAAGAAGTTGCTATGGTATGGGATATGTCAGAACTAGAACTTGAAACGCTAGATTGTTATCTTACAGACCAAAGTGATATTGAAAGGCATGTAACTGTCAGCCATAGGATAGAGTAATGCAGGGGTGGCAAAGGCGATATGCCAATACAAAAGAGAGGGCGTTTCAGCGTATTAAGAAACGCCTGGACTCTGTTGAATGTCCTCCACATATCAGGCAAGAGGTATGGCTAGATGTGGTAGACAGTACAGCTAAGAGATTAGCACACAAATACATGACGAGTATTCGTCAGGGAGAAAGATTATGAATGAAGTATGTTTGACTTTGGAAGAACAACTAATGCTGGTAAAACTTATTACTAGCAACACAGAATCTGCTGCAAAGTTTATGGAAAAAATAAACGCAGATAACGTAACAGAGCATGACCAGGAGGTTATTGCTCTTATGACTCAGTGCTATGAAGCATCTAAAAAATTAGGTGGATTGATAGATAAGATAAAACACAACGTAGAGAGGTATGAAAATGGGTGAAGTAACAATACATATAGATGTCTGTACAGACAATGCTGCGTTTGATGATGATACTAATATTGAATTGACAAGAATAGTTCAAGAAACAATTCAGTATATCAATGCAGAGAAAAGTGTTAGTCGTAAATTATTTGATATCAATGGAAATCGTGTGGGACAAATCAAAACATACGTTGACCTTGAGCAGTTTGATAATGACTAAGTGGGTAAAACTTTTCCTGATTACGCTAGTACTTCTAATACTAGCGTTAGCAGGAATTGAGTTTTTGTTAACAATACTAACCGAAGGAGGTTACTAATGGCAACATACAGTCCAGAAGAAGTAAAAGAATTATTTGAAGAAATTGCTAAGTTAAAAGAAGAAGTCAAACACTACAAGCGTATATGGAAAAAAGCTGAATCAAACTATGAATATATGTTTGATAGACATAAAGAGAAAGAAAAAATTATAAAGCAATGTAAAATGTTTGAGGACTTGATGATTGATTATTGTTTAGAGCAAAAGAGATTGCATGTACATAATCATAATCATTGTGTAAAACAGGTAGTTAATAAAGTACCTGATGAAGACTTACAAACTGTTTCAGCAGCATTTGAAGCAAGACTCAAAGATAGATGTAATGAAAAAGAACCTGGCTTATTTGAATTAGTGATGCAATCTTTAAACATAGAATCATCTGTAAAAGGATAGGAGATAAAATGGCAAAACAATTTCAAGTGGTAAAAGTAGCAATAGAAATTCATGAAGACAATTGGAATGATGACCTGCAAGTGCTTGTATATAATGGTGATAAGCTTGTAGACGAGTACGATTATTACGAAGATATGGAAGTAATAGAAGTATCAACAAATTTAATAACCGACATAAAGGAGGCGTAATGAAGGACAACAAGACAGAACTAGTTAGAAAACATCTAGTAAAAAAAGGACAGATAACAACTTGGGAAGCAATCACAAAATACAGAGCAACTAGATTGTCGGATATTATCTATCGATTACGTAATGATGGTTGGAGTATTATGAGTGAGATGCATAAAGATAAAGATGGTATGCGATATGCCATCTATCATTTACAGGAGTAATACATGAAAGAAAATATAGGTTGGATAGTAACCTTTGTATTTCTTGCTGTCGTATGGGTAGTGGTGATAGCACAATGATGTACAGAGAATTGGTGAAAGCTCTAATCGCCAAGAGAAAAAAGTTTAGAGTAGATACGATGACATTATCTCAAATGGTTGGTGTAGCTGATAGTTTGGTAGGAGACTGGGAACGTGGTAAAAAGTTCCCATCTGCTGCCAATCTATTTGCCTGGTGCAACGCACTTGAGGTAGACCTTGTGATTCGTAATTATGAAACAGAATGTCCACCAGACTTTGAAGCAACATCTGCCTCCATTGAATGGTGTCAACAACAGGATATAAACTATGACGAAGAAAGACAAAAATTTACAAACTACTACATCTCAAGAGGGAGAACCAGCCACAACTGGGAATCAATGTTCAAACTCTGGGTCCAAAGAACCATCGAGTTTAGACGAGAGAGGCAAGGAAATAATAGCAACATGGATAAGACATCGCCATCCTATGTTCGAGACAGACGTAGACGATTCCTTGATATGTCAAATGTATCGAGTAAGTTTCTTGAAAGAAAAAGTAAAGACGAGTGAGTTGATTACTGCTCTTGCTAACTGCAAAGAATTGATGAAGCCATGTAAAATAGCTGATGTCCAGATTATGCTTGAAACTGTATGTTCCACATTTAGTTGTGCCGCACCAGTTGAGTTAGGTCTACAAACCTATTGGGAATTACTAAAGAAATATCCTGCTGGGTTATTTCCTTATGCAACATTACATATTTGTGGCACATATAAATACAGACATTTGCCAATGCCAACTGAGTTTATACAGTATCTAGAGAATGATATGCAAAGGTGTCAACACTTTCTTGGAATCCTTGATAATGCAGCAGAATGGGCTTTACATTTCGAACAAACATAATATAAAGTAGGAGTTACATATGAGTAGTGTAGTCAACATAGATAGACATAAAGGTATTGGTGGATCAGATTCTGGGATTCTTATGCAAGAATCATTGAGTGGTATACACAACCTTTGGCTATTGAAAACACAACGTAAAGAACCAGATGACTTATCAGATGTCTTGCCAGTACAAATGGGTGTACTGACAGAAGATTTTAATAGGTCATGGTTTACAAAACAAACTGGTATTAAGACTGAACCTTATCCAAATGTTATAGTAGATGGATTTAGATATGCACACTTTGATGGTGTAACTCTTCCCCATCAAAAAGAAATTATTGAGTGTAAACATACCAATGCTTTCAATACTATGCGTAAGGTAAAGGCTAAATACTATGCACAAATCCAACATTATATACTGTTATCCAAGTTAGATACTTGTTTCTTATCAGTATTTTTTGGAAATATGAAATGGGAATACATAACCATTGAAAAAAATCTACAGTATCAAATAGAACTGTTGAAAAGACAGGAACTATTTTGGGAACTAGTAGAAAAAGACGAAGAACCAACAGAGGATAATACCTCATGGAGACTATATGAGTAAGACAACTAACTATACAAAAGAACTTATTGATAATTTTAAAACCAAATATAAATTATCTGGTAGTGATTTTTGGGAACTTAACAGAGGTGGTAGAGAGTTAATAATTATCAAACATAATGCAGTCGAAAGAATTGCTATGCAGGAGAATATGTCCTGGACTTTGACTATTGAAAACTTTGCACCTGATGTTGTAGTCAAATGTCGTGCTACATGGAAAGATAATCAAATTGAATCATTTGGTGAATGTACACCACAAAACAATAAGAACTCTTTTCCATATGCTATGGCAGAGAAACGTGCAGTAGATAGATGTGTGTTAAAATTATTAAATGCACATGCATATATCTATTCAAGTAGTGAGTCAGATGATTTTAAAGAACCAAAAGAATCTAAGGAAGAACAATTAATAAGTAGAGGTGAAAAATAATGTATAACAAAATAACATTGATAGGAAGATTAGGTAGAGATGTAGAGTCTAAAACTTCTAGTGGTGGTACTAAATACTGGAGATTTAGTATTGCTACTAATGAATGGATTAAATCAAAAGATATGGAAGAGACAACTTGGCATAACATCACATGCTTTAATGATTTTATTGGTAGACAATTAGATGATAAAGGTAAAGCTGGTACGTTGCTTTATATAGAAGGTAAACAGCAATACAGTACTTACACTAATAAAGATAATCAAGAAGTAACTGTTGGTCAGGTAGTATTAGATAAGTTTAATTCTGTTTGTCATATCATGGAAAGGTCAACACCTAAAACTACAGGTAATGTAAAAAAAGATGATGATGAATTTAATGATGATATGCCATTTTAGGAGGTGATATGTTAGTAGGAATATTAGTAATATTGTGGACAGTAGGAATGACTGTATGAAAGTAAAAGCTAGACAAAGAGATGTATATTATTTTATTAAACACTATATTGCGGCATATAAAACATCTCCAACATATAAAGAAATATGTGCTGGTTGTAGAATAAAAAGTAAAAGTCATGCTTATAATTTAGTATCACATCTTGTAGATGAGGGTTACATTGAAAAAATAAAAGGTGTACATATGGTTAGGCAGTTGAAGCTAACCAAGAAAAGGTATAGGATTATGATGTAATTCTCGAGTTGAGGGTGTAAATCGCCCTTAATCCATGTTAGGCCTCCATATGCGAGGCCTTTTTTTTAATGATATATTGGTATAAGAAAGGGTATAAAAAGCTGTATATGAGGCTGTAAGGGGGCAAGTTTTTATCGAAATGGTTGCCAATTATCTAGTTCTTGCTGAAATGTATCTTTTTTTATTATATCTGCAGATTCTTTCAAAGGGTTTACGATTTGCTTTCCAAAAAAGATTATCAATGTAAATAAAAGAATTATTATTAATACATCTTTCACTTCAATAACTCCTGGACTTCTTCCAATAGCTCTTGTTGTGTACCCCATTGCTCTGTAAATTTTTTTGGACTGAAATGATAACTGTATTCAGATGTTCTATGGTGAGGCGGACATAGTGGTATAGTGCAAGTGTAGTCAGATTTCTTACCTAACATAAACTTCTCTTGGATATGATGTATCTCTGCTGGACTATCGTAATAACCCATCTTTCTACAAATAATACAACCTAAGTCGACTACCTTTTGATAATGCTCTTTGACTACTTTTTTCATTTATCTTCTAACTAGACTACCACCAAAATATAATCCTATTATACTTGATACTACATGAGTATCCAATGGTGTAATTACCAAACCATCTAAAGGTTTCCATAAAGTCATATCAGTACTGCTGCTGAATATCCAAAACCCTGATGATACTGCTTCGGTATAGCCAACATAAATATTTAAACTTGGATCTATGAAAGGTGCTAGTTTGGGTAAAACTATTATTGCCATCACACACATCAATGCGATATATCTTCTTGTGTTCTTGGTAAATTGGTCGGTAACATTCCTGGCTTTATCAAACTGTTTACTTTGAAATCCTGCTCTATGCATTAGAGCTTTCTGTTCATCAGCTTTGTCCTTAGCTTTCTGGGCCATGATAGATAGCACTCCACCTATAACTGTAGATGCTCCCATACTAATTAATTCCATTGGTATCATGCTATCGACCTAGTGGGTTATCATTGACTATCTCATACAGTTTCTCAAATTCCTTTTCTGACCATTCAGATACTCTATCCTCTGCTTTCTCAATCTCATCGTAGATTTCAGATATTTCATCTTTCATCTCTGTAAGCTGTATGGTTTGTGTCTCTATGATACCTTCGAGCTTGGCTATCCTATCCAATAACCCTGACGTATCTGCCTTCTTAATCTTACCCAGTCTTGTATTTATCTTCTTGATATCATCTACTGTACTTTGGAGCTTTGAATCGTTTTGACTCATTTTGTAGATTACTCCACCTGCTGCTGGAATTATTGTCAAGAGCAATGATAGTAATACTGCTGGTGTTAAGGTTATCGACTTGCTGCCCTCCATATATCATCTCCTGTTGTAGGCTTATAGTTTCCACCAATGTAATTGATTCTGTTATGTTTTGCAAATAAGCAATCGGTAATGGAAGTTGTGCTATGGTTTTAGGCCTCGAAGTATTGACAGGCAAAGTAGCTTTAGGTTTGCTAATCTTCTTCTTAGCTGTGCTTGTAGGTCTATCAGTTTTAGCATTACCTTTTGCTTTAGACTTAGGTTTAGACTTGCTGTCTCTACTGTCTCCTCTATCTTCTTTGCTATCGGTTGCTGCAACTTCTGTTGTGTCGCTTGGCTCTCCTCCTTTGTCGGCATTGGCTTTGCTTTCACCACTACTTTCTTTGCTCCCTTCTTCGGTGTCGGTACTTGTGTCTGGTTCAGGTTCTGATAATTCGCCTCCTGTTTCTGCTTTTGCCTCAGCGACTTCAATTTGTCCTTCTGTTTCTGGCTCAATTTTCCGTCCTTCATTCTCTGCTCCTGCCATTTCTGGCTGTTGTGGTTCAATTTCTGCAATCTCCTGGATTGGTTGAATCTCAGCAATCTCAGGTATATCAATAGGCATCTCCACCTGTATCTCTGGTATAGGTGTAGGCATATCAATTTCTAATGGCACATCTATTAACTCTGGCATATCTACTTCAATCGGTTCAATGTCTGGGATATCAGGTATTTCAGATATTGTGCCGCCAATACTTGGCAATGTTGGTACGTCTTGAATCAAATCAAGAGTTACTTCTGTAGATAAATCAAGACCACCAATCATAGTTTCTTCTTCTACTACTTCTGTAATCTGTTGAATAATAGGTTCAACTATAGGTTCTACATATTCTTCAATAGTAAATGAAAGATTAATGTTATCTATTATAGGCCCAAACCAGCTACTACTATTGCCAGTATCATTACCTACAATATTTAAGTTCACATCTAAATCATTGGTATTGAAAGTGCCTATAACTTCTTCACTAAATGAGTAATCAGCCCACCCATCTTCATAGGGTATAGCCGAAATATTTTGAATTATCTCAATAGAATCTGTTGCTGAAAGAGTAATCGTGCTTACGATTGTGTCATCTGCACCTGCTGTACACCATTGATTACCTGTGTTACCACAACCAATACCTTGATAATCCATGTGTATTTCTTTGACTACATGATTCTCTGGTATACCTGATACATCTACATCTTGGCTAATACTGCCACCTTGATATCTAAATCGCATACTCTTTGATGCAGAGTTAGAATAGGTATTGGGGTCTCGTTTGACTTTATCTTGATTGTTATCTGATAACTCCCAACCAGAAGTATCAGTAGTAAAACTATTGTTATTTAGTAGGTTGTCCGTAGTCTCCTGTGCGTTTAGGTTTGTCAACATTAAACTTGACACGCCTAGCCATAGGATTACGAATGATGTTATTTTCTTCATCTAATATTCCTCGTTTTCTATATTCTATAATAGCTTCCTTGCCAATCAAACCATTAACAGGACAGGGCGACCCTGCTGCTATCATAGCTTCAAATACTCTAGCATCTTGACAGAGCAATGCTGTAGCAGATATCTTCAAGCCCATCTGAGCAAGAGACCTAGATAGTTTTATTCTTTGACAGAACTCGTCAACAATATGTGAGCCACCTGAGATACCAAGAAATCCTGCTGATATACCACCTGATGCGCCAACCACACATATATCACTATATGCTCCTGATGGTGCTACTGAGGGTACTGAGGGTGGTGATACAGGCATATCCTTGTATCGGATATTACTGTCGGCTGCTTCACATTGAGATATATATGCTAGGGTTATGGCAAGTATTACTATGAGGGCTACACTGCGCATACATTATGGTTTTGGATATTTGTCTTTGATAGCTTTAATATCAGCTTTCCAAGCATCAATACCATCATTGTAAATTTTATCTAACTGTTCTTCCATAGCTGGATATTCAGCTTTTCTTTTTCTAGCATAATCCAGATTATCATAAGCAGTAGATAACTCTGCTTGTTTTGCTTGGATATCAGCTTTAGCTATAGGAGTAGTATTCCACTCAATATTATCTATATCTTCGTTTTTAACAGTACATGATGCGTTAGCATCTATAGCTAGTATAGCTGATAATATATCTTTGCCTGGTTCTGTATTCATTATTCAAACTCCACTAAAGTTACATGCGTTCTTGTTCTATGTGTATAGCTAAAGTTAGCATCATTTTTTGTGCGGTTTACATAAATTGGCCCAGCTGACGAGCCATCACCTGTACCAAAATAAAATTTATAACTGACTGCTGATGTTGTATTTGGATCATCTACTACTGTTCCAGTTATAGTTGTTGCTGACCTGTTGCCATCTCCATTAGTATCATAGTTACCAAATAATGCTCCTTGTTTAGGACTTGCGGCTGTGCCATCTAAATCTGACACATGGGCATAACCACCGCCACCTATATCTCTATACAATCTTACTCGTAATCCAGCGTGTTGTGTTTGTTTAACTTGTGGAATAGTAAAATGTATCATAATTTTATGTGATGAAGATGATGGGGTAATACTATAAGCAATACTTCCAGCATGGTCTGATGTTGCATTTGTTACACTAATTGCATATAAAGTTGCATCTGTAGCATGTGTAATTTGTTTTATTTTACCACCACCTAATAACTCACCTGCATCTACTTTCTTTAACGCATTGTCTGTAGCATCGTGAAACATAACGTGGTCTGCTGCTGCAATCGTAGTATCTGCTAATCCACTAATAACTGTTGGGTCTAGGTGTTCTTCTGATATAGCATCGTCTGCAATTTTATCTGCTGTAACTGCATCTGCTCCTAACTTATCTGTCGTAACTGCACCATCATTTATTTTTGCAGTTTCTACTGCACTTGCTGCAATTTCTGCTGTATCAATAGCATTGTCTGCCATCAAAGCATTTGTTATAGCATTATCTGCAATTTTTGCCGAAGTAATTGCATCATCTGCTATGGTTAAAGCTCCAGTATCAGCCAGAGTTGCATCGCCTGATATTACATTGTCAATATATTTGCTCGTGCCTGTGTCGTATAGCAAGATAGAACCATCAGCAGGTGAAGTAATATTGGTATCACTTAATCCAGCAAGGGTAGAACCAGTTACATCTTCAAACGAACTGCCATTAAAAACTTTTAAAATATTTGAGCTGGTATTAAATACCAAATCACCAGCATCATTATCAGAGCTTGGATCAGATGAGGCTACTCGATATCTTGCAGCAAAACTATTTACACCTGCTATGTTCGAAGCGGTTGTATTCACGTTTGCTATAGAACCAGCAACAGATGCAATATTGCTGACCACGCCTGATGCTCCAAGCGTTGCCATATTGGTTACATTGTCTGACGTTGCTAGTATGTTAAGGTCGGTAACAATATCTGAAGTTGCCAATGTGTTTAAATCAGAAACTATGTCCGATGTTGCCAACGTATTGATATCAGAAACTATATCCGATGTTGCCAAAGTGTTTAGGTCAGATACTATATCTGATGTAGCCAACGTATTTAAATCATTTACCACATCTGTAGTCGCTAATGTATTTAAATCTGATACAAAATCAGATGTAATAAAACTAGCTTTTGCTGCCACACTTGTAATCTCAGATGCTTTACCAGCAACAGTTGTAACATTCGCAGATATTCCTGCAACAGTTGTTACATTAGATGATATACCAGCTACAGTTGTTATGTCGCTTGTTATTGTTCCAAGCGTAGATAAATTTGTTGCAGTAATTGCACATTGTGGGTCTCCATCTGCATCAAACTCTAGTATTTTATTTGCTCTACTTGCTTTGACTGGTAGTTGCATATCAAAACCTGTAGTTGTTTCTGCCAATGGTAGACGTATTGACCTAGATGCACTTTCCTCTCTTTCTGCCATCATGGCCATTAGTGTATCTAACTGGGTATTCAATGCTGTTACATCAAATGAAGCGGCAGGTGTAAAATCTGTTAGTCTTTCTACTGTAATATCACGCACAATAACAATACTGTCATCTGCTGTAGCACCACCACCTAGTGTTATTGTACCTCCAGCTCCAAACTCATAAGCACTATCACTAGCATTGGTTGTACCTTGTACGCTGAACTGGGCTACACTACTTGGAGCAGCATTAAAAGTTAACGCTGTACCATTTCTAAATACTTTTATGTCTGATGCATTAAAAAATTCAAATCCTATAGTAAATACTGTTTGTCCACCTGTAGCAGTATATGTATTTCTTGGCGTATTTTTTGCACTTGCTATTGTCATCTTATTATCTCTACCCCCTGATTGTATATTCGTTTAAATATACCATCAAACCATAACAAATTATTAAATGGAAATAAACGCCTATATGTTTGAGCTTTTTCATCAAAAGGAGCATCTGTTCCTAATGCATGAATAATATCAGCAAACATACCTGGAGCTGGGCCTAAAAACTCACCAGTTGCATCAGCAATATTTGCTTCACCAAATCTGCCTCGAATGCCAAGCATAGGTCTTACGCCCATAGGACTATCAAACATGCCTTCTGATACAACTTCCAACGCAAAATTAATATCGCCTATTAACCCTGTAACTCCTGACATTTCTATTGCTCTATAGATTCTTTCTTCGGCTGATTTATGTTGGTAATACATTGGGTTTTTCATATAATCTCCCATTGCAGCAAATCCTATCATAGCAATTATACCACCCATAATTTCTTTTTCTCTACCAGATAAACCTGACAACATAAGCCTTCTATTTGCAGCAAATGACCATGCATAGAATTGAAATGGTAATGCTAACCAACCATTATTAAATTTACCACCATATTTAGTTTTTTCAAATCCACCTAAAAATCTAAATACATCATTATCAAATGCTTCTGCTAATCCTTCATCATTTATTCTTATAACACCAAACATCATATTAGGTTTATCTCCTAGACTAGGTGTTATAATTGTTCTCTGTACATCCATAAATGTTGCAAATCTTAATTTATCACCATACTCTAAACCATTTTTAGTTGCAGCCCATTCTTTTTGTTTGGTATATAACATACCATTAGGACTTGAGTGCATTGGTAATTTACCAATAGCTCTTGCTTCTTGTTTTGATATTCCATAACTAGCTAATCTTTGTATATCAAACTCAGATGCTGTGCCATTAGCAACTTTTTTTGCATCTTCTAAAAATCTATGTGTAGAAATATGTTGACTCATTTCTTTCATTTTATGTGTCCACATAGATAATAAATTTACATGATAAAAGGGTGCTTGTACTGCTTCCATTGGTTTCATTATTCTTTTATCAAAAAATCTATCAATTATAGAAGTACCTCGACCAACTCTTTGTTCATTTCCTGCTATATGTCTAAATGAAGTATTATTCATTACAACATCGTAAACATCACCTAGCCATGATGCTTCTGCTAATTGTTCATTAAATTGTTGTTTATCTGCTGAAAATAAATGTTTACTGTTAAGATACTTAAATGTATTTGCAAAACCATGTACCATTGGTATTCGAGCAAAATCAACAACTGATGCAAAAAAAACTTTACCCATCATTGCTGTACTTGCAAAATTTCTAATTGTTGCTGGTAATCTTGATTTGAAAAAACTTTCTGGATCAGAAGTGTTAAATAAATTATATACTTTATCCCTACTATCTATTAAATGATTTGTTAGTTTAGTAATCTCCTTTAAATTACCATCACCTTTATATTCAAACTCCAGCATATCCATTTCTATATTCCAAAGTTTATTTTCTGCTCCTGCATCTCCAAATTTTCTAGCCATTTCTATTCTTTTATACATTCTTTCTGAATACATTCTTAATAAATAATTAATATCATTTATTAAAAATGGCATAAGTTCTTTATCTGTTGCTGTTATGACTCTGTGTTGTAATGCATTTTCTGCTGTAATTGTTTTTTGTGAGCTAACATCGTAGTGATGCATTATATCTCCTTCCATATCTAAATTTTGTGCATCTCTTGTAATGTTTTTTATTGTTTCATCAACTCTTGCATTAACAGAATATATATCTAAAGGTTCTGTAATATTTTTATTTCTTACAAAAGAATTATATAAAATACCTCTAAATGTATTTTCTTTTGGTATAGAAAAAAAACGATTATCTAGTTTCTTATTATTAGCTAAAATTGATAATGCTGCTCTATCATTAATAAAATTTTCATATGCAGCTTTATCTAATTTTTCATCAGGAAACATTTTTTGAACTTTTGTTTTTGGAAAATGAGTATGATGTACTTCATGTGAAATAATAAAATTAACTAAATCATTTTCATCTTGTATTATGTCATCTGATATTGCTTTGACTCCAGGCACTTTAGGATTTTGATGTGCTCTTTCTGGCCACATTACTGTTTTAATATAATCTTCATCTATTATTATTTCTTTTGTTTGATGATTTGTATATGCTCCAACTATTTTTCCATCTCTTTTTTTTGTAGATTTTTGTTTTTTTATTTTATATCCTTTTGCAGGTTTTACATTTAACAATGGTTTGATATTTGGAATAATAGATGGAGGTATAAAATCTTCATTAGCTATATCATCTAGTATAGCATCAATATCATAAACACGATTAACGTAATCTTCTACAAGTGGATTAAATTCATCTATTGTTCCTGCCTCAAGTTTTTTTAAACGTGCTGTAAATTGAGCTACTTGAGCTTGTGCATATTTTAAATTTAATTCTATTCTATCTAAACCATCTTTGTCTTTAGGATATTTTTTCTTATGATTTTTTCTCATCCTTAAAGCTCTGTTTACATTATTTTTATGAATATCTAATTGTCTTCCAACACTTTTTATATTTTGAAACATACCTAGTTTATCAGCTTCTTCTCCAATTAAACGATAAACTGTTCTTACTTTATCTGCTACTTCCTGTATCTCTTTTGGTGCAGTTGCATAGTAATCTTTATCTCGTATTGCTTTTGTTATAAGTTCATTAAATTCTCTAAATTTTATTGGTTCTTCTACATTTTTTCTGCCACCTAGTTTTCTTATACCACTATCTATAACATCTGCTCCTCGTATTCCTATTGCACCAAAGTTGTAACCAGCAATTTGTTCTGATGTTGTATCAACATTTTTTCTATATTTTTGAAATGCATCTTGCAATACTTTGTTAAATCCACCAATAGTTCTAAAATGATTTGCAGTTGCTTTTACTAATGCAGATTGAGATATTGCATATCCAGCTTTAGATGCTCTTGTTACTGTTGCTGCATCTCCAATCATATCCAATGCCATATCTGACACTTTATTACTTATATCGTTATTTCTTAATTTATTATTTAATAAATCACCAATAGGAGTAATAAACCTATCAACATTTTCAGCAAACCAACTTCTTTCTTTATTTCTACCAGCAGTTTGTCTGCCTATTTTAGCTGCTCTTATTGATTCTAATACTTCTTGATTTAATAAATTTTCTGTATCAATTAAATCAACACCATCTGGAGCTTGTCCTTTAAATTTTATGTGTTCTTTTTTAATTAAAAATTTAAGATAATCTTCTGACGATGCAAATTGTCCAGGCAAATTTATTGCTCCTTTTATATCTGGATTTACATATGTGCCATCTCTAAATTTTCTTTCTACTTGAGCATGGTCAATAACAATAGTGTCTATTTCTAATCTTCTGCCATTGTATAACTGACCTTTTTCTAAAATTTTTACTGGTCTATCAATACCTTCAAGTTGTCCACCATTTTCTAATTTATAACTAGAGCCTTCTACCAATTTGTCTGTTTCTACATCATACGTTATAGGTGTATCTGCATCATACATATCAGATGTAAAAGTATCATTCTCCATATTCCATGTTTCTTTAAAAACTTTTTCTGCTTTTTTATCTGGGGTTTGTAAATTTATCTCTGGGTCATCAAATCCTTTAACACCACGTCTACCAAAAGCTGCAATCAAAGTACCACCTAGTAAAGAACCAGCCCCAACATACATTGTAGATTCTGTAAATGTAGCTGTTGGGTCATATGCGTGTCTGACTGGTTCTCCTGCTGATATAGCAGCAGCAGAATACCCTGCACCTTTTACAAATCTTGTTCCAAAAGTCATTCCTTTTACAAATGGTATAGGCAGATATGTAATTGGATCACCAAAAGCAGCAATAATTTCTGGCATTAATCCACCATTATCTCTTATAGACCTAAGATGATTGTTATAATTAATTTTTTCTTTTAAGTAATCAAAATGTTCTTGATTTCGTATATCAGTAAAATATTCTTTATAATAATCTAAACCTGCATCTTGTATCTGTTGGTCTATATTAATTACAGGTTCTACTGGTAAATCTAAAAAAGTACTTTCATTACTTAAAACAACTTGTCCTATAGGTTCTAATTGCCAAGCTGCACTTACTGTATCCCAATATGAAGGGTCTGGTATAAACTCTTGTCTACGACTTGGTAAAGGTTCTAATGCAGGTAATGGCCCACTTTCAATATATTTATCTCTTTCAATTACTGCCATTATTCATCCTCATCAGGCGTAACAATAGGTTGTAGCTGAGGTTTTACAGATGAGCCTTTATATGGAACTCCAGCTAATTTTCTTGCCATTTCAAAACTTCTCTCAAAAATTTCACCTATACCTATATTACCTTTAACATGTTTATCAATATTTGTATTAGAATCATTACTTCGTTGCATAAGTTCTAATCTACTTATTTGTACATTATTTTGTAGTTCATCTACCAAAGCAATCGGTGATACACCTTCTTTATTTGGTAAATATACAAATTGATACATTACTCCTGCTTCTACTGGAGAATCACCTATTTCAACCAGTTTAAGATTTTCTCCTAATACTAATTCTTCTTCTATTTGAAATTGCTTGTTCGAAACTTTATTATGTGATTCTACTTTGCTTCTTATTTCATTCTGTATTTCATAATACAATGGTGTTTTTTCTAATGACTTTCTTTTTGTTGAACCAGTTTGTCCAAATTCTTCAAGATGTAATAAATAATTTTCATCATATATAGCTGAAGCTAATAATGGGTCATATACTATATCATAATCTTTTGGCAATCTTGATGGGTGTGTAGTAAAAAATCTATCAGTAGTCCATTTTGTAAAAACTTTTCCTTTATCAAAATCTATTTCATCTGGGTCATCTGTTGCACCTGTAAAAGCATATGCATATTCACTAAAACCATAGTCTAAATCTTGTACCATATTATTTACTTCATCAATAGTAACATCTGTTACATTTTGTTTTAATTGAGTTAATCTGTCTAACACTCGATTTGTTATATGCCTTCTAAAATTATGTGCAATTATATTGTCTGCTGCAAAATTTACATCGCTATATTCTGACAATATTACTTCGTCAATTTTATTTTGTATAGCACCAATAGATTCACCATAAGTTTCTCTAAAATATTTATCATTGACTAATGGTTCAGCAATAAAACCTTCTATATATAAATCTGCTGCTGCTTCTACTGATGTTGAATTTCTACTTGCCATTACTAAATTGCGTAATACATTTTTTTCAGCTTCATTCAAAAGGCTTTCAGGTATAGTATTTAATATACCAGTTGGTATTGTAGTTCCTTGTTCAGTTTTTGCTCGTGCAGCCATTAAATTTAAAAAACCTTGCGACTGAAGCATATCTATTATTTTGCTTTTTTCTGCTAAGACATTTTTTCTGTCTTTATCTTTACCTTTAAGATTTGCTAGTCTATTAACATCACTTTGTATAGCACTTAAACTTTTAGAACCTATTATATTATAATTAGCAATTACGTATTGCCTATACTCATTTGCAATAGCTGAGCTTAAAATATTATCTTTATTATAGTTTTGATTTTCTAACTTGTTTTCTACAATAAATTTAGGTAATAACATATCGTGAATTTTATGTCCTGGCGTATCAATAGCTTTGGTGGCATGTATAAAATTTTTTCTAGAATGAAGAATGTTTGGGTCAGTGTACATTGGGTCGCCTTTGTATGCTTTACCATAATCTGATTCTTTTATATATTGAAATAATACATCGTCATTTTTCGATGTTGTAAACAAATCATTTATTAATGTTCTATGTTTGCTTAATGTTGTTAATATTTTACTCCTAGCAATTTGATTATCTTGTCCATCTATACCAAAATCTTTTAAAGTTATATTTTCTACTTCTCCATTTGCATTAATTAAAGGTACTTTTTGTGATTGCAAATTAAATAATATTTCAATACCTTTCATATTAGAATGAGCAGTTGCTAAAGAATCAGTATCTTCATAATCTATATTTAAAAATTTGTTTATTTCTTTTCCAGCTTCTAACATATTTTTATATTGAGGATATAAAGAGTTTACCCATATATGTGCTGATGGAACATTTTTCATTTGTTTATATTCAGCTTCTTCTTTCAATTCGTCTAATTTTTGCAATCCTTCATCTGGGTCTCCTGCAAAATATGAACCAAACATTGCTTCATAGTTATTAAATTTATTATTCATATAAGCAATATTGTAATTTTTTACTTTTGTTAGTTGTTCATTTGCAATTTTTGTTCTTACACTTTCTACATTTTTTTTAACACCTAGTTCAAATATTGCTTTCATTTCATCTGGAATGGTATCTCTTAACTTGTCTAGCGGCTCTTGTATATTTGCATCAAACATTGTTGTTACTTCTACAGGAGTCATTGTAAATGTAGATTGTTCTTTTGATATCAATTTTTCTTCATTTAATATTGTATTAGCTGTTGCTATTGCTTGTTCTGTATATACTTTTGCTGCTTCTTCATCAAAAGTAACAGCCGCCCAAGATGTGCCAATTAAGTTTTCTGGCGTTTTATAACCTTTTGCTATTTGTCTTGTTCTTTCAATACCATCTGCACCAGTATATGTAACATCGTCAAATAAAATTTCTACTCCTGCTGCTAATTTTTTTGCTCTTTTTTCTTCATATGCTTTAGTTAAAGTAGTTTGATCTTCTGCGTATTTTCTTATTGTATCTGATAATTGAAAACCACTAGCAGAAATTTGTCTTGCTCCTTGTCTTGCTACATCTCCTCTATTTACTCTTATATCTGCTGGTACAAAAGATTTTCTATTTGTAAACTCAAATGCCATTATTAATATCCCCTTACTGGATAGTTTCTAATTCCCATATCAAGCTGCCCTGCACTCATAGTAGCTGTAGTATTTGGATTTAACATTGATGGTGATGATGATGGTGATGGTAGACCAGCACCTGATGCTGCTAATGTAGAAATACTTTTTATCATCTGTTGATTAAATGCATTTTTATTTGCAATTTTTGTTGACGTTAATTGTTGTCTTGCATCAATACCAGCAAATGTTAATTCTCTTTGCTTTCTTGCAGCTTGTATTGCAATAATATTTAACTCTTGATGAAATGCTGATTTATTAAAACCTACTGCTGCTTCAAATGAATTACTTTGTGCAATACCACTTGGAGATAATAATGCTCTATTTGTTGCTGCTTTTCTTGCAAAATTTTCTGCTATAACATTTCCCTTTTGTGAAGTTTCTAGTAATACTGCTACCCTATTATCTTTAATTTGTTCCATATCATCTCTATATGCTTGTTCAGCTAATCTATTTGATGCTTTTTCTGTTTGTTTTGCTGAATATATAGAAAATCCTGCAAGTCCTATACCAGATGCTACAGCTAATGTTCCTGCTGTTGCTCCTGTTATAGCTCCGCCACTTAATGCTGTAAATATTGCTGGATGACACATTAGTAATATACCTCCGATGTTATACCTAATACTCGCATAGGCAATGGTGCTGTTTGCGATACTGTTAATGTTGGGTCTTTTTCATAGCCAAGTGTATGAACTTCTCTTTTGCCTGTCAAAGATTGTAATCCAGATGACGAATCATTTGGATTAGAACCTATTAATACTTGATTAGTATTGATAGTAACATTGTATGTAGTTGATAGTTCTAATATAGCTTTACCTATTTTTCTTGGTTTACCAGTTAATACGCCACCTTGTAATCTTGCATCTTGTGGTAATGTTTCTACAGTTATTGTGTAATCTAATCCTATATCTACTGCTGATGCTGGTGATGGAAAGACTGCTGTGCCACCAGAAGCTACTGTTGCACTACCATAGTAAAAGAAATCACCATCTTCTGTTGAGCCACTAGTTGCATGTACTGTTTTACCTACTTGAGTAATTCCTGTAAATACACGACTGGTTAAAAATACTAGGTCAGTATTATCACTTACCGATGCTGTAGCTGGGCTTACTGATATAACATATTCGTTAGATGTGCCTGTTGCTACTACACTTGTAACTGTGTGTGTTGTACCTGTACCAGCAAATTGAAATGTCTCACCTTGATTAGGGCTGTTAGTTGCACCATCTATAATAAACTGACTAACACCAGATGATACTGCTCCTTTGTTTTTTACTGTACCATGTGGCTGATAACTTGCTGACATAGTTTTGGTAAAAGACATATCGGTTGGTATGTCAAACTGTGTCGTTGCAAACTGCTCTAAACTAAATACATCAGAGCCATCTATAGTTCTTGATGTTAATACATAGATACTTGACGATAAACAACAAATAGAAAGATATGTGCCATCTGTATTCCATTGTGTCCAGCCAAATATCTTTTGCTCTTTTTGACTGCTATACACGCACATTGTTCCATCAGTATTTACAAGAAAATATAACTGTTCAGTTCTATCTGGTAATGTTGCCGCAGTTGCTGTATCTACAGGATTATCAATTAAATGTGCAGACTCCAGGCTAGTATTGTTACTATCAAACAACTCTGTTGTTGAAGCAAAAACATAATCCCTTATGTTCTTGCCATTCTTCTGAATATACAATGTGCCTCCATCAAATGGTCTTGGCATACCTTTTTGTTGACACCCAAAAGATGTTTGTCTAACAATCATAGAATCAGTAGGTGTTATGTTTTTACCTGTCTGCGGTCTTAGAAAAAACTCTGCACCGCTTGTAAATATTTCTAGTACACGACCACTAACTATATGTCTTATCTCATTAATTTGATCCGATGCTATTTGCATTTGTAAACTTTCATCATCCTTTGCTGTGCCTACATCAAAGTTAAAAAATGAACCGACTTTACTTGATGTAAGATAATCTGGAGCATCTGTATTCCCACCAAAGTAAAGTCTTTGTTCGTGAAAAGCACAAGTTCTTGGATAGCCATGTACATCACTATATAGCTGTTCATCCCATTTTCTTGTTGCTGGATGTCCAACAATCTTTACACTTGCTCCTCCACCATCTATAGATTCAGTTGCTGTATCACTTGAACCTGCTGTAAAACTAAATCTATTATCATCAATATTGGTAATTGTAAATGTGCCATTAAGATTTCCACTTGCTAATCCATTTCCATCTGCATCAAAAATATCTTGTGCACCACTAATAGT